AAACAATCTTGTATCCATAGGCTACAAGTGGCTAAACAGTGCTGTGGACTACGACTGTTACTATCATTCCACCGAGCCACCATCAGAGGGTGCGTTCTCCCGGTTTCAGTCTGCCCTGAATTACGCCGACATTGTTGTTGGGCATAACATCAAGTTTGATATCAGTTGGATTCGCGAGTGCGGATTCGTGTACGATGGAGCGTTGTATGATACGATGGTTGCGGAATATATTCTTGCCAAGGCGCAAAGCTGGCCTCTTGGACTTGCTGATGTTGCAAGGAAGTATGGTGGCACCCAAAAGGAGAAAGACCTTGTTGCGGACTATATTAAGAATGGGTACACGTTCTACGACATACCGTGGGAGATCGTACGAGAGTACGGAATAGCGGACGTTATGGCTACCGAGGAGATAGCCCTAGAACAACTCAAGATCTACAACACAACCTTTGAGGAGATAATCAGTGAGCCTAGTACCGACTCTAAAGCTGTCGCTTGAAATGACTGATGTACTGTCACGCATCGAGCGTCACGGTCTGCGCGTCAACATCGATACCCTTCTTGAGATTGAAGAACAGTACAATGTAGAACTTGAACAGGTGGAAAAAGAACTCAACGATATGGCCCGTGAGGCCGTCGGAGATTTTCCTATCAGCCTGACAAGTCCCGATCATCGTTCGATGCTGATCTATTCTCGTGTCGTAAAAGACAAGGCGCATTGGAAGTCCCTGTTTAATCTTGGTATGGAAAAGCGCGGTGCAACGATGAAGCCCAAGCAGCGCACGTTCATGTCCGGTAAAGAGTTTCGCCAAGCAGTAAAAGAAAACACCAAGATACTGTATAAGACGGTGGGATCACAGTGCGGGGGCTGCAAAGGCAAAGGAAGGTTCAACCCGCTCAAGAACGACGGTACCGTAGGCAAGGCCGTTCGTATTTGCAGAGAGTGCGACGGGGCGGGTGTAGTGTACCGCTCAACCGGCGAGGTCGCTGGCTTCAAGATGATTCCCCGTAATGTGAGGGACGTTGCTGCTGCCGGATTCAAAACAGACAAGGAAACACTCGAAGAAAGGGCTATGGAACTTTCGGGTGATGCTCGTCTGTTTGCCGAAAAGTATGTTCGTTACAATGCGTTGCGAACCTATCTTAACACTTTTGTGGAGGGTATAAAAAACAATGTGGACGACAAAGGTTTCATCCATCCGGAGTTTATGCAGTGTGTTACGGCGACGGGTCGCCTTTCGAGTCGCAATCCTAACTTTCAAAATATGCCACGTGGAAATACCTTCGAGATACGCAAGGTTGTCGAGAGCCGTTTCGAGGGCGGTTCGATCATTGAGGGAGATTATTCGCAGCTAGAATTTCGGGTTGCCGGTTTTCTTGCCAAAGATCCACAGGCGTACAAAGATGTGCGAGAAGGAACGGACGTGCATAGCTTCACCGCGTCCATCATTGGATGTTCGAGACAAGAGGCCAAAGCGCACACCTTCAAGCCTCTTTATGGTGGCACGAGCGGGACCGCAGCCCAACAGGAATACTATCGTGCGTTTAAGGATAAGTATTCAAACGTCACTGAGTGGCACGAGGAGCTTCAAAGAGAGGCCGTAGAGAAAAGGGTTATCACTACACCCTCGGGCCGTCAGTACGGCTTCCCTGACGCACGTTGGACGAGACACGGCACAGCCACGCACCGCACCTCTATATGCAACTACCCGGTGCAGGGATTTGCCACAGCAGACCTACTGCCTAGCGCACTGGTTTCTCTTCAAAGGAAATTTCTTGGCGCGGGACTAAAGAGTGTTATTTGTAATACTGTGCATGACTCGATTGTGGTTGATGCACACCCGGATGAGTTCGACATATGTGTGGAACTTATGAAAGATGCCATGCTATCTATCCCGTACGAGACAGAAAGACGGTATGGCATCAAGTACGACATGCCTGTAGACATTGAAATCAAAGCCGGAAAAAATTGGCTTGACTTACAACAGGTATTTGGATAAGATCAATCTACCACCTGACGAAAAGGAGTTTTAGGATCATGGATGGGAACGAAATAATGGAAGTAGAAGATTTCGGCGCGATGGCAACTGCCTTCCGCAACGACGACGTAGACGCACTCATGAGGATGAGTGGCCAAGGCGCACAGCAGCAGCAGAAGGTAGGTCTACCTCGTCTTAACATTAACTACGAAGCAGAGACGGAAGAAGGCATCTCCCTTGTACGTGGTACTTGGAAGCTGAACATTGACGGCCAGTTTATCTACGCTGATAAAGTGACCGTTCGACCTCTTCTTCGCACCTTCGAGTACAGCCTGTGGGACAACACCCTCAACGAGGGGCGTGGTGGATTTGCTGCCAAGTCAGTACAGAAGACATCCTTTGGCGGTACATTCCCCGACAGTGCAGGGGGCAACAAGTGCGGTCGCCTGTCGAAAGACGAGGAAGCCGCCCTTGATAAGGACGACGCCGAGTATCTCAACTCTCGTGCTGTTGTGTGCAATCAAGTCATCTACGGCAGGATCACTGGCGAATTCAAAAACGCTCAAGGCGATCTTGTAACGCTGACTGACGAGCCTATGATCGCTTACTTCAAGCGTTCGGGGTTCAAGCCGATTGCAGACTTCATCGACGGCCTCACCAAGAGCAACAAGCTTATGGCGCAGGTCGAGATGAATCTGACTACCTCTCGGAACAAGAACGGTAGTGTCACGTACTGGACACCTGTTGCACAGATGGGTAACGTGGTCAGCATCAGTGATGACGACAAAGATCTTTTCGCGTTGTTTGCTGAGACCGTCAAAGGTCACAACGATAGCGTGATGAAGGACTATCGTGAGGCCAAAAAGGCTTCATCAGTCGTTGAAGATGTGGATCTTGCAGCAGAGTTCGATAATGCTGACGCTGCTTAAAATCCAAGACTTCATGTCAAAGGCGCTGCGGGGGGACACTGATGTTCCCCCGTCAGTTCTTTCGGAGTTTGCGGAAGAGTGTAGGTCGGCGACTGCTGATCAGCTTTCCCGCAGCAAAGGTGAGTGGCGGATAAGAATGTCGGGCCTTGGTCGGCCTGTGTGCCAGCAAATACTTGATAAGCACGGCGTAGAGGAGTCTATGTCGTACAATACTCTTTTTAGATTCTTGTTCGGCGACATCACTGAGAGTATTGTCATGCTGATCATGAAAGAAGCGGGGGTTGATATCGTAGACTATCAGCGTCCTGTAGAGTTAGATCTTGACGGAGTAGTAGTCAAAGGTACGCTCGACGTAATCTTGCGAGACGAGACCGGACAGGAAAAAGTTTGGGATATTAAATCAGCAAGTGACTACGCTTTCAAATCCAAGTTTACTGGTTTTGAAGGGTATGAAGGGATGAAGAAAGACGATCCGTTCGGATACGTCATGCAAGGCTTCCTGTACTCTGAGGCAGTAGGTTTGCCCTTTGGCGGGTGGATTGTAGTCAACAAGTCCAGCGGAGAGGTTGCAGTTGTTGAGGTTCCCGACTGGTCGCAGGAAGACAAGCACGAATACCTCGAAGAAGCAAAGCGTCGTGTCAAGATTCTGACAGACCCTAACGTAAAGCCTTTCAAGCCGTTTCCTGACACTTTTGAAACTTACAAAAGAAAGGGCGAGGTAATACGGACAGGCAACAAGGTGCTTGCAAAAGAGTGCAACCTTTGCGGCTACAGGCATCACTGCTGGCCGGTCGCTAAGATCCATCCCAAGGTAACGTCTGCCGCAAAAAGTCCGCCGAAGGTGTGGTATACTCGCTTGAAGAATACGGAGATATAGATGCCGTACGTATTTGTGAGAGACTATTCGCAAGAGTTGTTTGACCTCAATGACAAGATGTATCACGTCATCATTGAATCACACAAAAAAGTCGGAGGTGAGCGTAAGCTTAAACGCATTCGTCAGAGTGATCGCTCACTCCCCCTGACTTTGCTAGATGACTTCTCCGAGATGGGCCACCTCAACTCCGATACAGAGATTAGGGACATTCGACTCTTGGAAGAACAAATCAGTAGGATAAGCACTATTTCACAATCCGGAGCCAATGTATGCGTACCCCTGAATCCTTTGACAAGCGAACTAGAGTATCTAGGAAGACTGTCCCCGAAGGTCGCGGCGTACGTTCTCAAAAGGCTAGGATCGGTAGGAATGACTCTATGAGAGGATCATCTGCGCGTAAGGCCGGGTTCCGATCTGCAATGGAACTTGGGATTGCTAGGTCACTGAATAAGTCCGGCATAGCTTACGACTACGAAAATACAAAGCTAGTCTTTGTGCCTAAGCCTAGAACCTATACACCTGACTTTTATCTTCCGGATCACGACATGTACATTGAAGTGAAGGGATACTTCGATAAGGGTGATCGCGTCAAGATGCAGCTTATAAAGGAACAGTACCCGGATCACGATATCCGGATTGTGTTCCAAAACGCAAAAAACAAAATCTACAAAGGCAGTAAGACTACTTACGGCGCGTGGGCAGATAAGCACGGCTTTGAGTGGGCAGAGGGCAGCATACCCGAGGAGTGGTTTAAGAAATGAGTGTCACTGAATCAGACATGGAAAAAGCGTCTCTGCTACCCGGCAGATGGTACGTCGTGATGCGGGCAGATGAAGAGGACAACTTTTACATCAGCGCCTATGACACCACAGAAACCTTCGACGAAAAAAGTGATTACATCGAGACCGGTGAGGTTCTTCTGAACGGCATGATGGAACTCATAGAGAGCGACTTTGACAGGGTGGTTGCCGCCGGATTGGCTAGAATATCCTTTCTTTCAGAGAGGGAAGCTTTTATAGAAGAAGAAGACATAGACGATAGCAGCCGACCGTCCGTGGAACGATCTGCAGATTCAAACATTGTTAAGATAACTTTCGGAAAGAAACAATGATGAGAGATAACTGGAACCTCAACAACTATCAAATGCAAGCGCGTAAGTTTGCCATCTATCCCGAATCTTCTAAGGTGACGTACCCCGCTCTCGGTTTGGCCGGAGAGGCTGGTGAAGTTGCGGACAAAGTTAAAAAGATC